GGGGCAGCCCGTCAGCGTCGTCGGCAGCGAGGAGATCGATTCCATCCAGGGGCCGGACGTCGCCCGCGTGCTGGAGCGCCTGCCGGGCGTGACCTTCAGCCGTAACGGCAGCATCGGCGGGACGACGAGCCTGTTCGTGCGCGGCGCCAATTCCCAGCAGCTTCTGGTGCTGGTCGACGGCCTGCGCGTTGCGGACATTGCCGCGCCCAGCGGCGGGTTCGATTTCGGCAACTTGATGACCGGGCCGGTCGGCAGGGTCGAACTGCTGCGCGGCTCGAACTCGGTCGTCTGGGGATCGGAAGCCATCGGCGGCGTGCCGGGATTCACGATGTCTATGAAAACTCGCCCGCTGGTTATAGCGAAGATGGAAGAATTTGTTAGAAACAAACTAATTACTATTAATTCGAAACGCTTGGCCAATGAGATCAAAACATTTGTGTGGCACAATGGTCGTCCACAGGCGATGAGAGGTTATAACGATGATTTAGTTATTGCGCTTTGTATAGCATGTTGGGTGCGAGACACGGCCTTAACAGTTAACAAAAGAGAGTTAGAATATAAAAAAGCATTGATCACGGGAATTTCAGTTTCACAAAGAGGTATTAATACTAAAATTGAGGGAATGAAAGGATACAAGCCAGCCAAGGGTCCAAAAAAAGATTTTTTAGGTCAGGATGGCAGGCGTCACGATCTATCGTGGATAATTAAGGGATAAAAATGGATAACAACAAGAACCCAAAAAATGAACAGTCAAATCTCTTTAAGAGACTTACCCGCTTATTTAGCGGACCTATAGTCGATTATAAACAACCGGCCGTTGCACGTAATACTGGCAGGACGGTGAAAAAGTATCAGTTCACAAGTTCTACAGGTAAAGAATTTAAGCACAAAGAGTATTACAACCCTTTTGCTAGTCTGCAAAACAAATCACTCCTCAGCCGTGATAAGCAAATTCGCTATTTAGATTTTGATCAAATGGAATATACCCCCGAACTTGCGTCTGCTTTGGATGTATACGCTGATGAGATCACAACATGTTCGGATTTAAGTCCCCTCGTTCACATTGACTGTCACAATAGGGAGATAAAAGATATTCTACACACGCTTCTTTACAGCGTTTTAAACATTGAATCTAATCTTTTTGGATGGTCAAGGGCGATGTGTAAATATGGAGATTATTATTTATATCTAGACATAGATGACGAACTGGGGATCACAAACGTAGTACCTTTGCCTGTCCGAGAAATCGAAAGGATGGAAGGGAAGGATCCCACTAATCCAAACTATATTCAATATTACTGGGTAAATGGAGAAGGAGCACAAGGGGTCACCTTCGAAAACTGGCAAATAGCACATTATAGGGTTCTCGGAAATGATAAGTACGCTCCCTACGGAACCTCTGTTCTTGAGTCCGCCCGACGAATTTGGCGTCAGCTTCTTTTGTTGGAAGATGCAATGATGAGTTATCGCATTGTGCGCTCGCCAGAGCGCCGTGTCTTTTATATTGATGTTGGTAATATTCCGGCGGAAGATGTAGAACAATATATCCAGCAGGTCAAAACTCAGATGAAGAGAAACCAGGTGGTGGATGAAGATACTGGTCGGGTTGACTTGCGCTATAATCCTATGAGCGTAGAAGAGGATTATTATGTTCCTGTTCGAGCCGGACAATCTTCTCGGATTGAGACTCTTGCTGGAGGCCAGTTTACGGGCGATATAGACGATGTAGAGTACTTGAGAGACAAATTGTTTTCGGCGATCAAAATACCTAAAGCTTATTTAGCTCAAGCCGACGCCGCCGAAGATAAGACGACTTTAGCACAGAAGGATATCAGGTTTGCCAGAACTATACAGCGCCTTCAGCGAGTTGTGCTGGGAGAACTAGAGAAAATTTGTATAATCCATTTGTTTACCTTGGGTTTCCGTAATGAAGATTTGATGACGTTCAGTCTGACTTTAAATAATCCTAGCAAGATTGCTGAACTTCAAGAATTAGAGCATCTTCGTACCAAATTTGATATTGCAGGCGCTGCAACAGAAGGTCTGTTCTCTAATCGGTGGGTATACAAACATATATTTAAACTCGCAGACGATGAAATCGAGCGCATAATGAGAGAACAGTTTACTGACTCTAAACACCGTGCATTCCTTGAGGCCTCTGGGACCGCCGCATCCTCAGCAGCCGCTCCCCCTGGAGAATCACCCCTTGGCGACGAGGCACCAGGAGACACCACAGGAGAGGAGTCACCGCTCGATGAACCCGAAGAGCCAGAGGAAGAAGGCCCCCTATTGGCAGAACCTGAGCCAGCCCAACGAGATGATTCATATATACCTGTAACTCTAGATAAAAGACGCTCAGGAGCCAGAAAAAGGAGTGCTTTGGCTGCTGCGGGTGAAAAAGCAGCATATCCGGGACGAACAAGACTATTTAAAGGAGATGCAGATGGTCTCGGTCCCTTGTCGAGGGGAATAGTGAGTGCTGGGGTTATTAAGGACGAGGAACTTATTGTCGAAACAAAAAATGACATCAAAAAGTTGATTGATCAATTGGAAAACATTCATGAAGAAAAGACATAATAAAAAAAGAAACACAGCGTTGATATATGAAGCTCTTTTGGTAGAAATGACCAAGGCTATAGTTCATTCTAATTCTAACAAGAGAAGTAATATCTTGGATATTTTTCGCACCCATTTTCAACCCGATGGCATCCTGGGAAAAGAATTACAGTGTTACAGGGCAATTATGGAGAGCAGCGGTCTGGACCAATATACAGCGGAGAAGATAATTTTCCGAGCAAAAGCACAACACGACTCGCTAAACAAAGATGAGATATTTACGGAACAATCTAAAGTTATTAAAAAAGTAAACCAAAACATTTCCCCCGGTGCATTTTCTAATTTCATACCCAATTATAAAACCTTCGCCACTTTGGCTCAGATTTTTAGCGAAAAGACGCCCCTAAAACAAAGGGTGTTGATGGAGCAAAAAGTTATAAATACGCTTTGTGCATCTACTGAACCAAGCGAGGACCGTATGGCTCCCGTAGACTCTCTGGTGGTTTCTAAATTTAGCGACAAATACAACGAACAATATGCGTCTTTGTTACCGGAGCAGAAAAAACTTTTAAGTAAGTATATTTTGGGAGTAGGGATTAATGATGTTGATTTCCGCATAACTCTGGCAGAAGAATTGCACAGACTTTCGAAAGAGGTGCAGAATTCTTTGAACTTGAAAGAGGTAAGGAGCGATGCAGCCATGTGTAAGGCGACTAAAAAAGTTCTACAAGAAATAGAGAAAATTAATGTTCCCACAGTAGGAACTAAAGAGCTAAAGAAGATTTTAAAGATTCAAACCTTAGTAAATGAGTACCATACCGATGCCCCTCAAGATTAGCATAAATAAGTCAGCCCCGCAACCTCCTCAGGCTACTGTGGCTCTTCAAGCTTCAAAGACGCTGGATGGCAATATTTTGATAAGTGATCATGCTAAAATGAACATTGTGATTGTCCCTTCGACAAAGAAGATTATAACCATTCCTAAGCCATTTGCCGAACAAAATGTATATGATTATCAACGAGACTTGATGGATTCCTTGTTCCGTGGTGGTGTGATTAAATATGACAGTATACAAGGTGGATCTTCCTATGGTATGCTTGAGGGAGTCATGGGAGAAGATCCTGAATTAGATTCGGTACAGGTGGCTTTGCTAGAAATTGAAAAGTTTATAAAAACCACGTCTGCCGATGAAGCTTATGCAGAAGAATATGATAAAAATATTGAAGATCGATTTACAATCCCTACTGATAAAGATAGTACAGAGTGGGGAGAAATTCCGCCTGAACAGGATGACCCAAACCACCCTACAGCGCAAAGCACCTATCAGTACGCAGGGTATGGATATTTATATTAAGGCAGTGGCGTGAGTTTGTTACTTTTTATCCTATCAGCTTATGGTCTTACCCAAATTTTAGTTTTTGGGAAAATATTTGATTCCATCCGTCCATCAATTTATTTTTTTAGCTGTCCGATGTGTGTTGGGTTTTGGGTGGGAGTGCTTCTTCTGATCCTAAACCCATTTACAGAACTATTTACATTTGATGTTTCTTTGGTAAACGCTTTTGTGTTAGGTTGTCTATCTTCTGGAACATCTTATGCGTTATGTATGCTCATATCGGATGGAGGATTTCAATATGAATACCGACTTAAAAGGTGTGTGGACACAAAAATGGATGCTAAGACCGGTAACCAACTGTTGCAGGGGTAGTAGTACCGTGCGGGTTGCGCCCGCACTCCAAAGGAGATAAGAAATGACTAAAAAATATGTACTTCAAGAGTTTATGAACTTAGATTACAGCGACGACCTTCTTACAGAAGAGGAGCGCACCGGTAATCGTGACGGCACGCATCTTATTGTTGCGGGTAAAATCCAAGCCGCCGGCAAAAAGAACGGCAACGGACGTATTTATCCCCGCCCTATTCTTGAGCGGGAAATGAAAAACTATGAAAAGTTGGTCCGTGAAGGGCGAGCCATTGGAGAACTTGATCATCCCGATAGTTCCGTAGTAGAACTTAAAAACGCCAGCCACCTTATCACTGAAGTGTGGTGGAAGGGTGATGATGTGATGGGTAAGATGAAGATTTTGGACACCCCTGCCGGCAAAATTGCAAAGAATCTTGTGGAAGGAGGAGTCCAACTTGGTATTTCTAGCCGTGGACTAGGCTCCACTCGACAAGAAAAAGGCATCACAATGGTTGAAGATGATTTTCAGCTTTTGTGTTTTGATCTTGTGTCCGAGCCAAGCACCACTGGGGCGTTTCTAGTTGCAGAGGGGCAAGAAGTAAAAACCCATCTCACCAAGGCTGATCGAATTAACCGTGCTCTCAACGATATTATTGGTGGCGAGTAATGGCGGGGTTTGGAACTAAAGACAATGACGGTAGTTTTGGCTTCAAAGCCACCTCTGACGGAAAAGTAATTCTCGGCAATACCTCTGACGAC